ACTAGATAACGTAGCAGAAGCTGCAACATTAACAGTCCTATTAAGAAAGAAAACGTAATCATTAATCTGAAGGATGTCCAGATCGCTCTGCTTGGTGTGTGTTGCGTAGGTCTGAGCAGTACCAGACAAGGCGTTGAGGGTCTGCTGAATGCCGCTCTGAGCATCCCACAGCCTTACCGTACCATTGTATCCGACCTGCATCAAAAGCTTATCATTCTGGCCCTTTGAGATGAGGAACCAAGTACCACCTGCCACGCTGTTGTCCAGCTTACGAGTCAGACGAATGCCAGGCCTCTTAAGCAAACCAAACGTTGGATCAGGATAGTAGTTAGTGCATTCACGGAGCTGACCAGGAAGCTTCAAGGAGTCTGGTTGCTGCGATACACCACCAATCAGACCAATAACTTTCTGAGATACAGCAGCCATGATTACCTAGCAATAGCACGAAATGGGGTGTAACTGATGTAGAAGTTCTGACCTGTTTCCAGACCAAAGATGTTTGCCTCTGAGGTGTTCGTATCGTAGGCAATACAGTTTGCCCTGAGAACCCCCTCGTCGTTGGCATTGAAGGAGACCATCTCCTGAGACCCTAGGATTCTACCAGCAAGAACGCGGGTAGCCCTCTGGGTGATGTAATTCTTAAAGACCTGAGGCAGATCCTCAAAGTCAAACTTCCATACAATATCACACTTGATGGTGGATCCAGCAGGGAAGGTATAGGTGTGGTTTACCTTGTCGTACAGTTTACCATCACGCAATACGGTCTGGTATTTCTGATTGTTGGCAAACTTATTATCTGAAATCTGAAGGACGTTGGTGGGAACAAAGATGTTACCATTCACATCAGCAGTCAGAGGATATTGAACTTCGGTATTGAAGTGCCATCCTTCGCCTTGGATCTCTGTGTTGACTGCTTCCAGTACATTCAGAGCAATAGCGATTTCAGGGTTAGCGACATCGAGGCTGACCACAGGAGCCTGCCCGATGCCAGAAAGCATCTGGTTGATTGCTTGGAGTTGAGTCGTCATGGTTGTCGGGCAGGACTATAAAAAAAGGAGGCCCCCGTAGAGACCTCCTAACTATCTCCAAATTAGGAGTTATCAGACGTTGCGGAACGCACCGGCACAGGACACACGAACGGCACCAGCACCGTAGGCCAGACGGCCAACGATCACGTCGCCTTGGTAGATGACCTTGGTGTCAGCACCAGTGGTCTGAACGCTAGGACCAATCGCCTCGACAACGCCAGCAGCGTCACGATGGAAGATCAGGCCACAGCTGTTGGTAAAGTTCGAAGCAATACCGTAGTTGTTGTTCTCACCGGTAACAGCAGCTGCGTCGATGTTGGCGCCAGAAGCCGAACCATACTTACCCAGGAAGGGGATGTTGTTCGACTTGTAGATCTTGATACCAGCGATCTCATAGAGACCTTCGCCGCTGTTCAGGCTACCACCGGCAGCACCGTACTCACGGTTGAGGATGTTGGTATCAACCTGGCTGATCAGGGCATAGTACTGACGAGGAGCCAGCACGGCCACACGACCATCCTTAGGAGCAGCGATCTCGTCCAGGCGGGCAGCAGCTTCGAAGAAGCCATCAACCAGGGCCTGAGCATCATACTCCTTGGAGGCACCCAGGTTGATCTGGAAGCCGCCGGGTTCGCCGGTCACAGCAGCGGTCAGGCCCGAAGCACGGTCCAGAACGCGGAAGATACGACGGTCATAGAACTCAGCCAGAGCCTGGCCGATCTGACGGGCGATGGGGCCACGGATGTCATACTGGGCCAGGGTCTCGTCGAGGTTATCAACGAACGCCGAGGCGACCAGCAGGTCATCCATTGCGATGGTGGTCTCAGCAGCCGGAGGGTTGCCGGAACCCAGGATAGCATTACCAGGGGTGTGGTAGCCAGCCTGAATACGACCGGTATGAATGAATTGAGCTTCCTTACCGCCACGCAGGGTGCGGTTCATCACCAGGCCCTTAGCGATGGTGGAGTTGCGGAAAGCTTCGTACACTTCGCCCGTAAAGAGCTTCAGATAGAGGGCTTTCTTGTCACCGGCCTTATTAACCTGGCCGAGTTGAGTTACAGTTGCAGTCATTGTTTTAAGGAAAGAGAAGGTTTATCAGCTTTCCAAGCGCTTGGGTTTTAGGATCCTTAAGGTATTCGGTTTTTGGGCAATACATCCGTAGTATTGGGTGTCTGCCGCAGCAGGCCAATACTCCAGTTCGAACTGGGTTTTTAGAGAGGTTGTCCCATCCTCAAGGCGAGACTGTGGAATCGAACCACAGCAATGAGCACCAGCTCCTCACAGCGACCCCCAGACATAGTTGGGGGCGGTATTTAATTGTCCGCGCCGAAGGGGCAGCGGGACGGTTCACCATCCACCGGGGAATCCAATCCGGTGTACAATCGCCGTTTTGATGCCACGGACGCGGGCAGTTAATCAGATCAGATCGCCGGAAGCAGCCAGCTTCGCCTCGATGTCAAGGCGGTACGCAGGATCATTCCGATAGCGAGGGTCAGAAATGGCACGGGCAAGTTCGGCTTGTGAACGGAATCCTTTGACGGAGTTACGAACGTTCTTACCAGAAACCTGTTGACCTTCAAAGCCAACAGTATCTTTGTAACGTTGATTCAGGGCCTGAACCGCAAAGAAGATGGCGTCCTTGTTACCGCTGTTGACAACGTTATCATAGGCAGCCACCTCTTCGGGCTTCAGGTTTTCAGCAGCCCAAGCCAGGGTCTGTTTGTATGCTTCATCGCCTCCAACGGATTTGACAATAGCATCAGCATCAGAATCACTGAGGGTTTGCTGAACTGGAGTAACATTCTTTTGAAGCTCAAGATAGGCCTCAATCAGTTGCTCCGAGGGAAGTTCCTTCAGCTTCTGAAGCGTGTCAGCATTCAACTGCTTAGAGTTATTAAACCACTCAGCCGAAGCATCCTTCAGGAGCTGAGCAGTTTCTGACACCCCATCATCGCTGGAGTCTTCTGTTTCTTGGGAGTCATCACTCTCGGCTTCTTCTTCCGAAGGTGAGTCATCTGTATCCTTCTGACCTAGCTTCTTTTGAAGTTCCAGGTATGCCTTTTCAAGGTCCTCTGCTGATTTGAACTTACCAGCATAGTTGAGTTCTGCTTCTGAGTCCCTACGAGCTTTGTCATAGGTCTCATTGCGGATCTCTTCTTCCTCATCTTGAAGCCTACTGCCAAGCTCAAGAAGTCTCGCTTCTTCTGCTTCCCTAGCCTCCGTATCTGCTGGATCGGTGGGGTCAAAGGTGATTTCAGGCATTGGTAATGATTAGTGGATAACAAGGGTGACTTGGCCAAGACCAGGAACCACAATCTTATTTTGTGATACCCGAGCAATGTCGGTCTTGACCTTGGGGCGTCCAGCTGATTTACGACGGGTAGTTAGTTCGGTCGTATCATCATCCAAGATTTCATAGTCCTCAGGGTTGAGGCCCTGGAGGTCCGACTCTTGGAGTTTGCTGGCTTGCGCCGATGAAGTTTCTGACGGCATCTGTTGCTTCAGGGTTCTTAGAAGGATCAAGGAGTGGGGCCTTAGCAAGATCACCCACTTGGTTGAGCATGGTTTGATTGACCATCTGCTGTTGAGCTTGTTGCTTCTCAGCAACCATCTCTTCTGCGGTCTTAACCAGCTTAATGGTGTCAATGCCTTGGGCAGCAGCGAGACGCTTGATGGCTTCTTCAGGGTTAATGAATTTAGCCATCATCTCGGGGCCCAATGCCTGCGAAATGGTTTGAAGGAAGATGATCAGTGATTCCCTATCCTGCCCACGACCAATGCCTTCGACACCAGCAATGACGGTTGGGAACACAACACCCTTCGGTAGCTTAGGCAGATCGCCCGAGCGTTGAAGGATGAAAAGCTTACGTTGAAGGTAGGGCCTCAGCAGTTCAGTAGTCAGGGTACCATAGATTCCCCCGAGCTGCTCATTGAGTTCCTGTTGGGTGGCTCTGATCTCTTCAGCAGTAGTACGTTCGCTCTGTCTTACGGTAAGGATGAGGAACGCTTCACTCAGCCGTTGATTGAGCTGGGTGATCATCTGGTAAGCAGTAGCAAAGTCTGCCTGCTTCTGGACCTGTACGGCTGTTACGTCGTCGGCCCGCCCTTGGATGATCGCCCCGTTTCCGGCCTTTGCCAGAGTAGAAGGCTTAACGGTAGCAGAAGGAGATACCAGAAAGACCACCTTAGCAGCAGCAGCGGAACCTTCCACCATTGCTTGCATGAGCCCCTCAAGGGACTTAAGGTCTCCAAGGTATTCTTCGATTCGTCCACGGCCATAGTCTTCACCATCAACAACATTGAAGCGAAGAGGAAGCCAGGGGGTTGTAGTCTTAGGAGACTTGCCCTCTGATTGAGGAACAACTTCTCCATCAACCTCTTGCCTCCAGCGCCATTGTCCATCCATGAGTTTACCCCATGTATACACAGCAGCTTCGTCTTCTCCTACGGTCACATCAATGTTAGGAATACTGGTATTGTCTCCAGTATGATTGACTGTGGTTGGAGATTGTCTAAATTGTTCAGGAAGGAACTGTCGATTGATTGATTCAACAGTAACGATCTCGGTAGGCTGACCCTCTCCATCACGGACGACCACAAAGCGGTCAAGAGGATAAAGCTTGATACCACTCGACCCCATGTAGACCAGGACATTCCCGGTTACAATCAGATGCTTCATTGCCTGGTGGAGGACCACACGATCCTGTGATTCGGCAATGTGCTGCATGATGACCCGCTCCATTTTGGAGAGGCTCAAGTCGATCTCTGATTTGATCTTAGCATCAAGATTTGGGTCCGAGGCGATCTTGCCATCATTGATCTGAAGCTTGAAGAACGTAGCCGTTACAGGGAACAGGCTAAGCATCAGCTTCGAGGCCATGACGTTGACGCCCTTAGCTCCGATTGACTGCCAAGGAGTGGGAAGCTTTTGCCCATTGATAACCCCAGTAGGGGTCAGCAGGTAGGGCAGGGAAAGCTCCGCACACTCACGGGCAGTGTCAAGAAAGATCGTTCTGTCGCTCGCTAATCTAGCATAACGAGATGCGGCAGATTGATTTTCCATTACTTAGGAATGTTGAGACCAGTAGCAGCAGAACCACCGCTGGAAGGAGTGGAAGGGGTAACAGACAGCTGAGGCATCCGCAGGCGGGCCGTACCGCTGGATGCTTGACGAGCTGCCGAACGGGTCGAGGCGGCGCTACGAATGGTAGCAACACGCTCACCAGCAGAGCTAGGAGTCAAGGAAACAGGCGGCGGAGGAGCCGGAGCCGGGGGCTCAGGAGCTGGAGGAACAGGAGGAAGGGGAGGCGGCGGTGGAGCCGCTGGAGGCGACGCGAGGCACATGATTAAATCTTTCCTTTGAGGTAACGAATAACAGCGACGGCCCCTGCTTGGAAGGCCATCTGTCTTTCCGAAATGTTGTATTCCGGGTAGGCATCTGGATACATCTTATCGAGTTCTTCAATAAGCTTTACCAGATCTACCTTTCCCCCTATCACTCTGGATAGAGGGAGTTCTTCGGTTTCAAGGTAGTCATTAGCCATATTGAGGCAGGTCGGTGTTGGAAGCCTCGAAGAACGCAGGCATTCTGGCACGCTGGGTATCGGACAGACCAGGAGCCTTCCCACGTTCGTAAAGGGAATCGGATTGCTTCAGCCAGAAGTCCTTGTCCAGATACTTATTCTCTGACGAGGACAGGCCATCCACTACCCATCCCACAGTCGCTCTGCGTAGTCGATTGAGGCTTGGTGTGGACTTGAGGCCCAGCTCAGAGCAGACCATCGAGTGGACCGCAACGTGGGTTTGTTCGTCCCTTGAGATGTCGGCTGCGGTGGTACGGATACCGATGTCTCCGTTAAATCGGAAGAAGGGAAGGATGACGAAGAAGACACTGCGTTCAAGGATCGCTGCCTTTAGTATGGGATGTTCTGGGGCATCAAGCCAGGCCTTAAGGATATGTTTGGCTTCGGCTTCAGCCTTATTGTCGGTACCGTGAGCAGCCACCACATAGTTGAGGGCTTGGTCGTGGCGCTCTTCATCCAGTTGATTGCTCTTGAGGGCCTCCACAACACCGGCAGTCGCTGGCAGTTCCTTTTCCAGACCTTGCTGGAGGAACTCGCGGACCGGTAGCTCCAGGTGGCGAAGGCCGAGGGCACGACGAATCGCATCCTCGGAACCCTCAACCAGCTTACCAGCTTGAACAGCTACTGGGGTCCACTTACGTTTACGGGCAATGACTTGGGCATAGGGGGACAGGGTATTCATTCTCCGCAGGGGATACAGGGCTCATCAATTGGTTTAACTTTAGGACAACCACAATCAGGATCCACATCCTCCTCAAAGGAGAACAGTTCCTTGTAGTCATCATCCAGGGCAGCCAGGGCATCATCCTTGGCTTGGGTATCAGGCATTACCTGAAGAGCGTAATAGAGGGAAGTCTGTGGCGAGGTCAGCCAATTATCCAGGAACAGTTCGTCGTAGGTAACGACATCGCTCCAGCTGTTGAACGAATATCCGTGGAACAGGCGTGTGTTATGGAAGAGTCGAACAATACCATCGGCCACACGTTTGTAATCGTCCCAACCTACCTCCGCAGCAATCTCACAATCTGATGGGTAATCATACGACTGAACCCCAAACGTCCCCGAATCACGATCAATGTGACGGCTAATAGGAGGAGCCAGCTCTGGAGTGGTAGTGTAACCCCGAAGATCGATATTGCTGTAACTACAAGAAGCGGTAGGGGCAATAGCAAACGCCCGATCCATCTTAGCTTGGCGAGCAAGCTGGGCCGCTGTATCAACAGCATTGGCCAGCTCACTAACAAGGACTTCGGCTTTATTGCCGGTGAGACGACGTGTGAAGTAAGCATCTAAGGCTTTACCAAACTCTTTATAAGTTACCTTATAATAGGCCAAGAAGTTTGCTAGCCCCAAGATACCAAGGCCAACTTGCCGGTCTACTTCAGGGGCAAGGTATTCCCCTGTCTCTCCAACGCCTGTTTGGCCGTGAAGAGAAATCAATGAACTCATTCCTTCCACAAATGCGGGCACTAGGTCATCGACCGTACAAGCACCAAGGTTGACGTGCTGAAGAAGGCAAGTGCCACGGCTAGGAAGATAAACCTCAAGGCAGACATTTCCATAGATACGATTTCCGTTCGTGTCGTAACGGATCTTATTGAGCCAGATGTCTCCCTTCTTAATGCCATCAATGGTTGCGGCAATCAGTTCTGGATCAGCACCAAGGAACCCATTGTCCACATTGAGGCACCGCTTCACCCAAGCCAGATCCGAACGACTGGCACGAATGAAATCAATAGCATCGGGATGAGTATAGTCAAGATGACAAACAACAGCTCCGTTTTTGTAGACTCCACCGCGCCTGAGGGTTTCATTAAGAGCAGAGTAGATGCGAGCAAAAGAAACAGGACCAGACGCAGTAAGACCACGACCGTTATCATCGCCCTGTGGACGGAGCTTTGAAAGGTGAACAGCAACGCCAGCACCATTGCGAAGAGCGTGTGAGACGAAGCGCCAGGAGGCTTCAATACCCTCCGGTCCTTCCATGCTGTCCTCAACGACGAACACGGTACAACTGACGGGAAGACGTGATTCTGGATTGTCGATCCATGATTGAACGCGACCGGTCCGGGCGATAGTGTTGGGGAGGTCTCCCAGGTCAGCATAGCTGGTCATACTAGGTCGTCAAGAATAGGTGGTTGATAGTTAGGCCCCTTCATCACTTTACCATCTGCTCGACGTAGGGGCTTCCCATCGACCAGTTTGCTCATGTTTGATTCGAACACCCGTCGCATTGCGGTGTCCAGGTCCCAGCCACGAGCAGCTGCGTATTGGTAGCAGACGAACACGAGGTCTGCCAGCTCCTTTAATTGATCAACCTTTGAGCCACTTAACTCGTCTTCATACTCAACCCGAAGCTCGTTGTATTCTTCGATGATGAGTCCAAATTGAAGTTCGTGGACATTCTCATCCGGTGTGTTGAGCGGCTGATCCATCGCCTCACGGAAGGTGATGGCCTGTTGTAGCAGCGACGGACTGATCATCGATTGCGACCCTCAGAGACTTGAGCAATCTTCTTTTCGATGTAGGCCTTGGCCTTCAGCAGATCATCCAGCTCGGACTCGTAATCCTTGAGCCCAGCTCGACATACATACTTGACAACATTGCCAGTAAGGAAGTCAAGGTTCTGGTCACTGATGAAGTCCCAGACTTGAATCTTGCCACGCTGATAATGGGCAGGGCTGTACTTACTCACGTCCTTCGAAGAACTCTTTGTAGGCTGGGTTTGTTCGGATTTTCCAGAGGCTGTAGGCGTTCCAGAGTCTGCCCACGGGTCCTCTACGGTTGAAAGCTTGTCGGTCGAGCCACAGTCGGAATCCAAGAACTCTCTTAAAGACTTGTAGACGGATTGCGATTCTTGAGCTTTGAAGTAGTAGGTCCACATAATGGAAAAGATTTCGATCCAATAAGTAGAGAACAACGAGGGCCAGACTTATCTCTAGCCCTATTGTGAGGCGGGTGGGGTCCATAGGATGGGTTCCTTCGTGGTTGAGTTGTATTCGCCTGGACGAAGGATCCGTGCCAAGCGAGCGTTGAGTAGGGCATCCTCCTCGGCAAGGCCTGCCCTTTCGTAGGCAGCTACGATAGCTTCCCACGGATCGGTGGCCTTGTCAAGGATCTTCTTTGCCCCTACGGAACCAACGCCCGGAACGCCCTTGTAGCCATCAACGGGGTCTCCTGTTAAGCATTGGGTCCAGAACCAGTGATCGGCCTCTTCTGGGGTCACGTTGACCTCATCCTCGCCGTTAAAGAGACGGCAGGAGATTTGCTTCATGTCTTTATCCGGGCTGACCAGAACAAAGTCAGAAGGATCAAAGTGACACTCCAGACCAAGAGCATCGTCGGCTTCCAGATTAGGGTAACGAACAGTTTTGTAATGCTTAGCACACCACTCCAGCAGACGCTTATAGCCTACTGGTTTGCGCTTGGTTCTCTTACCCTTGTAGTCCGCAGAGATGGTCTTACGGAAGTTCTTGGTATCGGAAAAGTAGAGGGTGATGTGGTCGCTGTCGAATCTTTTTCTGAGATTGTTTAGCTCACCCTCAAAGATCTCCAGCACGATCTGGAAGTTGCTGGCAATGGTGATGAGGTCATC